GCTCAAGGTGCTCAAGGTCCTAAAGGGTCACAAGGTGCTCAAGGTTCTTCACCTCAAGGTTCACAAGGTGCTCAAGGTAGTGGAGGCGCAACTGGTGCTCAAGGTTCAAGTCCACAAGGCGCTCAAGGTGCTAAAGGGCCACAAGGGTCTCAGGGTGCTCAAGGTAGTTCACCTCAAGGGTCACAAGGTGCTCAAGGTTCTGGTGGTGCAACTGGTGCTCAAGGTTCTTCACCTCAAGGTGCTCAAGGTGCTGTTGGTGCAAAAGGACCTCAAGGTGCTCAAGGGGCTTCACCTCAAGGTGCTCAAGGTGCTACTGGTCCTAAAGGTGACCAAGGTGCTCAAGGTAGTTCACCTCAAGGTTCACAAGGTGCTCAAGGTAGTGGAGGCGCAACTGGTGCTCAAGGTTCAAGTCCACAAGGCGCTCAAGGTGCTAAAGGGCCACAAGGGTCTCAGGGTGCTCAAGGTAGTTCACCTCAAGGGTCACAAGGTGCTCAAGGTTCTGGTGGTGCAACTGGTGCTCAAGGTTCTTCACCTCAAGGTGCTCAAGGTGCTGTTGGTGCAAAAGGACCTCAAGGTGCTCAAGGTTCAAGTCCACAAGGTGCTCAAGGTGCTACTGGTCCTAAAGGTGACCAAGGTGCTCAGGGTTCATCACCTCAAGGTGCTCAAGGTGCTCAAGGTTCGGGTGGTGCAACTGGTGCTCAAGGGTCATCACCTCAAGGTGCTCAAGGCGCTAAGGGGCCACAAGGTTCACAAGGTGCTCAAGGTTCATCACCTCAAGGTTCACAAGGTGCTCAAGGTTCAGGTGGCGCAACTGGTGCTCAAGGTTCTTCACCTCAAGGTGCTCAAGGTGCTGTTGGTGCAAAAGGACCTCAAGGTGCTCAAGGTTCATCACCTCAAGGTGCTCAAGGTGCTACTGGTCCTAAAGGTGACCAAGGTGCTCAAGGTAGTTCACCTCAAGGTGCTCAAGGTGCTCAAGGTAGTGGAGGTGCAACTGGTGCTCAAGGTTCATCACCTCAAGGTGCTCAAGGTGCTAAAGGGCCACAAGGTTCACAAGGTGCTCAAGGGTCATCACCTCAAGGTGCTCAAGGTGCTAAGGGGCCACAAGGGTCACAAGGTGCTCAAGGTAGTTCACCTCAAGGTTCACAAGGTGCTCAAGGTTCAGGTGGCGCAACTGGTGCTCAAGGTTCTTCACCTCAAGGTGCTCAAGGCGCTAAGGGGCCACAAGGTGCTCAAGGTGCTCAAGGTTCATCACCCCAAGGTGCTCAGGGTGCTCAAGGTCTACAAGGTTCACAAGGTGCTCAAGGAGCATCTCCTAAAGGAGACCAGGGTGCTCAAGGTGCTCAAGGTGTCGATGGTGCACAAGGTGCTAAAGGAAACAAAGGTGAGGCTGCATTAGGAACTCTAATTAGTGGTGTATCTCCAGGTCTTACTTGGGATTCTAACTTGGGTGTATTGAAATTTAACAATGGTGGAAACACTTACGTTCTTCATATGTATGTAAGTGGGTCTTATTAAGAACCAATCTAATTGGGAATAAAATAGTATGGCAGGATTAAACGGACAACTCGTAAGATTACCTGATAGTTCATCAGTTACGATAGGAACACTCAGTAGTGGTTCATTAGTTAGTGGTGTTCAACTACCTGGTCTTGGATTGAATGAACAAGACTTCAGAACTTGGTCTTCTACTGATATATCATCTACATCACTTGGAGTTGCAGGTGTTGTATTTGAAACAACTCATAGTGGTAGTGTTATTGAATTCAATGGTGGTGACCTTGTAGTATCAGAACATCAAAAAATCTTAATCAAAGATTCGAGTGGTTTATACTACTTTACACCTGCCAATACAATTAATCTAAACTCAGATTATTTAGTAAAATATACGGATGATGGGATTGTTGAAGAATTAATCACTTCAGCATATGAAATCCAAAATCAATCCATACATACCATTGCAATTGAAGATATTGATGTCTATTTAGCGGATGGGTATATTGTTCACAACCCACCAGGATATGCGATATACAATTGTAGTAATCAAGCATACATTGGTAACCGATGGATGATGGGTTTTGACCCAGGTGCAAATTCAGTTGATTGTCATTTTGTTGATTTCGATGAAGCTGGGGTCGGCCGTGGGGGCGAGTGTTGGTATACTTGTGACCCAGTAGAGGCTGACTTTGGGTTAGCATTTGGTGACCCATGTGGTCCTTCTCCGGGTTGTACCCCAGCCGATGGTGATACTTCACCTGGTCCAGAAGGTGCTGGTGGTGCTCCTGGACCTGTCGGTCCAACTGGTGCTAAGGGTAATACTGGTGCTCAAGGTAGTGTAGGTCCTCCACGAGGTTCATCGGGTACTGGTGCTACTGGTCCTACTGGTGCTACTGGTGCTGCTGGTAACAAAGGTGTTAAGGGTAACACTGGTGCTGTGGGTGCTCCTGCATCCGTACCTGCTAACCTTAACACATATTGGGTTGGGTCTACATCGGGTCAATCAACTGGTCAAATCGGATTCTCACATTCAACACCTTCTTCTACAAATGCAGTAACCATCGATAGATACGATGGTGCTGGTGTGGATAGATACTCATACCTAAATGGTAATGTCGTTGGATGTAGTATAATGATTACCCAAGGTGGTAAAGTTGGTGCAAGTGGTCAATACAACATTAGTGGTAGAACATACTACTCATCAGGAACATATTTTGTACTTAACCTTAATAGTGCAAGTGGGGTTGGTACTTGGGATACGGGTGGTACAGTAACTACATATGTAGATATCACTTGTGCTGTATCAACAGGTCCTAAAGGTCATACTGGTGCTCAAGGATATGGTGTTACTGGTGCTAAGGGTGCTGCTGGTGCTACTGGTCCTAAAGGCCATACTGGTGCTACTGGTTATAAAGGTAATACTGGTGCCGCTGGTGTTACTGGCGCCGGTGGTGATGAAGGTGCTACTGGATATCAAGGTGCTACTGGGCCTGGTGGAAATACGGGTGCTCAAGGAGACACTGGTGCTAAGGGTAACCAAGGTGCTCAAGGTGCAACAGGACCTCAGGGTAATACAGGTGCTCAAGGAGACACTGGTGCTAAGGGTAACCAAGGTGCTCAAGGTGCTCAAGGCGCACAGGGTGCTCAAGGTCAAAAAGGCGCAGTAGGTTCTGCTGGTGCTGGTGGTACAACTGGTGCTACTGGTTATAAAGGTAATACTGGTGCTGCAGGTCACGCAGGTAATAAGGGTGTCCAGGGGGATACTGGTGCTCAAGGTGCTCAAGGTGCTCAAGGTGCTCAAGGTGCTGGGTCGGCTACTTCGTTAACATCACAATGGTTGTCTTGTACTGGAACACCTACATCAAATAGATTGGTATTTGACAATGCAAGTGGTCAAGCGATGACCAATGTTAAGATACATCGTTATGATTACAATGGCGTTGACCAATATAACTTCTTAAATGGTGTTGCTGCTAACTGGAATATAAAGATGACTCAAACTGGGACATCTGCTATTAGAATATCAACAATATCCTCTATTAGTTATAATGTTGGGTATTCATACTTTGATATCAACTTAAATTCAGCAATTGCATCTCAAAATACATTCTCAAACAATTGTGCTACTCCAGTTGTAGTAGTTACTATTACTTCACCTTCAATTGTAGGTGATACTGGTCATCAAGGTGGTACTGGTGCTAAAGGTAATCAAGGTGCTCAAGGAGATACTGGGTCAGTAGGTGCCCAAGGTGCTACTGGGCCTGGTGGTGATACTGGTGCTGCTGGTAATAAAGGTGTAATTGGTAACCAAGGTGCCCAAGGTGCTACTGGGCCTGGTGGTGATACTGGTGCTGCTGGTAATAAAGGTGTAATTGGTAATCAAGGTGCTACCGGCCCTCAAGGTGCTAAGGGTGCGAGTGGAAATACTGGTTCTACTGGTAATGTAGGTGCGCAAGGACCTCAAGGTGCTAAGGGTAATACTGGTAATTCGGCGGGTCAATACACATTAACCGCTGATAGTAGTGTTACGGTATCAAATAACTCGAATAATCAGTCATATACTATCACGAAAACTGGTGGTACAAATGGTTCGTGGTCTTCACAAGCATATTCTTCTACTGGTAGAACTGGAAACATAGTTCTTTCCTTTACTGCACAAGAAACAAACACATATAAGATGCTGGGTCTTACAGCTGACCCAACTACTAACTCATCGTATAACTCAATTGACTACGCATTCTATCCAGAAGCCAATGGTACTGTTAGGATTTATGAAAATGGTTCACATAAAGGTCAATTTGTATCATCATATACCACTTCTGATGTCTTCACCATTACATATGATAATCAATACATTAGATATTACTTCTATGACCAAAGTGTAAATCAAACTTTACTTCTTAGAACTCTAAACGTAGGTAGTGGTCTTACATTATATGTAGATTCATCATTATATACAAGTGGCGCAGGATTCGACAATATTACATTCTCTTCAGCGTTAATTGGTGGTACTGGTCCTCAAGGTGCTCAAGGTTCTGCTGGAAATAAGGGTGTAACTGGTAATCAAGGTGCTCAAGGTGGTACTGGTGCTACTGGTGCTGCTGGGAATAAAGGTAGTACTGGTAATACTGGTGCTCAAGGTGGTACTGGTGCTAAAGGGCATACTGGAAATACAGGTGCTCAAGGTGCTACTGGTGCTACTGGTCCTAAAGGAAACACGGGTGCTCAGGGAAACACTGGGTCGAAGGGTAATCAAGGTGCTACTGGTGCTAAGGGTAACCAAGGTGCTGCTGGAAATACCGGCCCACAAGGTTCAACTGGTGCTCAAGGGGTAACTGGTAACAAAGGTGCTTCATCTGCGTTCCAAGTATTCTTCTACTCACAAACATCAAACACACTTACAAGTGGTAAGACCAACTTTGGTAATACTTCGACAAGTGGTATGGGTTCTATCATCGTATCTCGTTATGATGGTAACGGAGTCGATAAATATACTCAATTAAATTCATATGGCGCTGGCTCATCTGTAATGATTACTCAAGGTGGTGTTGTAGGAGAAAGTGGTATATATAGAATTACTGCTAAAACATACTTCTCAACAAACACCTATTTCTACTATGGATTAGATTACACAAGTGGTACAACTGGTAATTTCTCTAATAATAATGTTACTACTTACTTCGATTTCGTTCCGGGAGCAGTAACAGGTGCTCAAGGTGGTATTGGTGCTACTGGTGCTGGTGGTGCAGCTGGAAATACTGGTCCTAAAGGTAATCAAGGTGCTACTGGTTATCAAGGTGCTGCTGGTGCTAAGGGTAATACTGGTAACGTAGGTGCTGGTGGTGCTACTGGGTACAAAGGTAATCAAGGTGCTCAAGGAAATACTGGTGCTAAGGGTGTTCAGGGTGCTCAAGGTCCTCAAGGTGGTAAGGGTGCGACTGGTAATGTTGGTCCTAAAGGTCATACTGGTCCAACTGGGTTCAAAGGTAACACAGGTGCCGCAGGTGATAAGGGTATCCAAGGAAATACTGGTGCCCAGGGTGCTCAAGGTGCTCAAGGTTCTGCTGGAAACAAAGGTTTACAAGGTGCTCAGGGTGCTCAAGGTGCTAAGGGTTACCAAGGTAGTGCTGGAAACAAAGGAGTTCAAGGTAATCAAGGTGCTACTGGCCCTAAAGGGAACACGGGTGCTCAAGGAAATACTGGCGCTAAGGGTGTTCAAGGTGCTCAAGGTCCTCAAGGTCAAAAAGGTGCTTCGGGTAACTCAATTCAAAACCCAGACTTCTCAACTGGAGCATTATACGCACCATATGCTGCTGGGTCTAATCCAACAAACGATGTAGTTACATTAGTAGCAAACCCAAGGTCAGCACAATCTCAATATGTATTGAGACAATCAACCGTTGGTAGTATTTATACCGAGTATGATATTCCTTTAAGTGGATTGAAACCAAATACATCGTATACTGTGGAATGTTGGGTTGCATATGATTCGAATTGGACTGCTGGAAATCAAATTTTCCATACAAGACACTATGTAACAAGTGGTACACACCCAACAACTGGTGGTGCAGGTACACTAATCCATTCGATGGATATTTACCACTCTGAGATTAGTGCGACTCTTACTTGGGAAAGAAGGAGATTAACATTTACAACCGATGCTCTTGCAAACGGTAATTTCAATTGGTATGTTGGGTACGCCCCAGGTTCAACCACAAGTGGATTCAGATACTTTACTGGTCTTTATATGACCGAAAACTCAACTGATATTAGTGGTGATATAGGTGCTACTGGTCCAATTGGTCAAAAAGGTAATTCAGGCAACCTCGGTCCAAAAGGAAATACAGGTGCTACTGGTCCTCAAGGTTCTGCTGGTGCTAAAGGTGCTATTGGTAATACTGGGGGTGTTGGTGCTACTGGTCCTAAAGGGAATACAGGTGCTCAAGGAAATACTGGCGCTAAAGGTGTTCAGGGTGCTCAAGGTCCTCAAGGGGGTAAGGGTGCTACTGGAAACTTAGGAGCTAAGGGCCATCAAGGTCCGACTGGTTTCAAAGGAAACACTGGTGCCGCGGGTGATAAAGGTATTCAAGGTTCAACGGGTGCTCAAGGTGCTCAAGGTGCTCAAGGTTCTACTGGAAATAAAGGTATTCAGGGTGCTCAAGGTGCTAAAGGCTCTACTGGTAATGTAGGTGCTCAAGGTGATAAGGGTATCCAAGGTAATACTGGTGCTCAAGGCGCTCAAGGTTCTCAAGGTAATGCTGGAAACAAAGGTATCCAAGGTGCTCAAGGTGCTCAAGGTGGAACTGGTGCTACTGGCGCTCAAGGTGCCACTGGTCTTCAAGGTGCTCAAGGTCCTAAAGGCGCTAAAGGTAATACTGGTGCTGCTGGTAACAAAGGTATCCAAGGTAATACTGGTGCTCAAGGTTCTCAAGGTTCTCAAGGTAATGCTGGAAACAAAGGTATCCAAGGTGCTCAAGGTGCTAAAGGCTCTACTGGTAATGTAGGTGCTCAAGGTGATACTGGTGCTAAGGGTAATACTGGTGCTCAAGGTGCTCAAGGTTCTCAAGGTAATGTCGGAAACAAAGGTATTCAGGGTGCTCAAGGTGCTCAAGGTGGAACTGGTGCTACTGGCGCTCAAGGTGACACTGGTCTTCAAGGTGCTCAAGGTCCTAAAGGCGCTAAAGGTAATACTGGTGCTGCTGGTAACAAAGGTATCCAAGGTAATACTGGTGCTCAAGGCGCTCAAGGTTCTCAAGGTAATGCTGGAAATGTAGGTGCACAAGGTGCTCAAGGTGCTAAAGGCTCTACTGGTAATGTAGGTGCTCAAGGTGATAAGGGTATCCAAGGTAATACTGGTGCTCAAGGCGCTCAAGGTTCTCAAGGTAATGTCGGAAACAAAGGTATTCAGGGTGCTCAAGGTGCTCAAGGTGGAACTGGTGCTACTGGCGCTCAAGGTGACACTGGTCTTCAAGGAGCTCAAGGTCCTAAAGGCGCTAAAGGTAATACTGGTGCCGCGGGTGATAAAGGTATTCAAGGTTCAACGGGTGCTCAAGGCGCTCAAGGTTCTCAAGGTAATGCTGGAAATGTAGGTGCACAAGGTGCTCAAGGTGCTAAAGGCTCTACTGGTAATGTAGGTGCTCAAGGTGATAAGGGTATCCAAGGTGCTCAAGGTGGAACTGGTGCTAAGGGTGTTACTGGTGCTCAAGGAAATACTGGTGCTAAGGGTGTTACTGGTGCTCAAGGTTCTCAAGGTTCTCAAGGTAATATTGGAAATGTAGGTGCACAAGGTGCTCAAGGTGGTGTTGGTCAAAAAGGTTCAAATGGTAATCCTGGAAATTCAGGTATTGGTGGTGCTGTTGGTAGAACTGGTGGTGTCGGTAATGGTGGTGCTGCTGGCAACAAAGGAGTTCGTGGTGACAAAGGACATCAGGGTCTAAAAGGTAACCCTGGTCTTGGTGGTGGAAAAGGTTCAAAGGGTAATACACTTCCAGGTGGTTACTTCATTTGGGACAACTCACTAAACAAACTTACATTCAGAAAACACGGATGGCAGAGTGGCCAACAAATTTGGATTGTAGAAACTTACATAAGTGGGTCTTATTAAAGTTTAGTTCCATATTTATAGTAAAATAATTAGTTATGCAGAAGAGCTTTTCCTTTGATAGAAACGCATATCGGTCAGATGTGTCTTACAATGACTACTATTGGTTTGAAACTGGATTCACCAAAGAAGAACTACAAGAAATTGAAGAAATGACTTCAAACTTGTCTTGGGAAACCGCAGCCACTGGTCAAGATGATAAGTCACAAGTATCCGAATATCGTAAATCCAAAATTAAATGGTGTCCTCAAACTGAAGAATGGACTTGGGTATACTCCAAACTCCACGATATGATTTCAGAAGCAAATGATATTATGTGGAAGATGGATATTACTATGATGCCTGAGGCAATTCAGTATACCGAATACTATGGTGGTGGTGGTCATTACGATTGGCATATGGATTGTGGTATTGGGATGCAAAATCGCAGGAAGATTTCAGTAACAGTCCAGCTATCAGACCCATCGGAATACGAAGGTGGTGATTTACAATTCAACATTGGAAAGCAAATAACTGCACCACGAGCTCAAGGAGCTGCTGTGATTTTTCCATCATTTTACCTACATAGAGTCACACCTGTGAAGAGTGGAACACGAAAATCATTCGTTCTTTGGGTTGGTGGAGAACCATATAGATAATAATTTATGAAAACAAGTTTACCTACTGCATTAATTTATGGTTGGGATAGATTTGGTGAGATAAGAACCCAATCAGATGTATATTTTGAAGAGGGGCTCGAAGAATATGTAGTATTATACTCATACGACTCATCAATAAATTTCAAAACCCACTTTGCAACTCATAGACCCGATGTAATCGTTATTATTGGGGATACTCCAACTGAAATATCGGAGATGCTACACCACTCAATGGTATCAAGTAAGATAATAAATTACGAAATGATACCGGATGATAACATTTTAGCAAACGATGTGGTGTGTCAGTCTACATTTTGGGCTTGTAGTTCTCAAAAAGAGGTCTATGGTGATTCCGATTCACCGATTTTATCTATTTTTACTCCGACTTACAAGACAAACGAGAGAATTTTCAGAACATATGATTCATTACGAAAGCAAACTTATCCAAATTGGGAGTGGGTAGTAGTTGATGACTCACCTGAAGGTGATTATAAGACTTGGGAGTATCTAAAAGACTTAGCATCCCAAGATTATAGAGTAAAAATTCATAGAATGACTCCAAATTCGGGTGGTAATGTTGGTGAAGTAAAACATAGAGCTGCTATGTTGTGTAATGGTGAGTGGTTATTTGAGTTAGACCACGATGATGTTCTTATATCGACTTGTTTGGAAGAAGTTCTTAATGCAAGTAAACAATATCCAGACGCAGGATTTATCTACACGGATGTAACTGAGGTATATGAGGATGGAACACCACGACAATATGGTAGAATTGGTGATGATTGGTATGGTCATCCCGAAAATCCATTCGATTGGGCATACGCAGGGCATACTTGGGAAGAATACGATGGTAAAACTTGGTTAGTACATCATTATCCAGACATTAATCCAAAAACAATTCGATTTAATATAGGAATGCCTAACCATTGTAGAGTATGGAATCGAGATACCTATCATAAAGTTAGAGGTCATAGTAGAAATATATCAGTTGCTGATGATTATGAGTTGATTGTTAAGACATTCCTTGAAACGAGAATGATTCACCTCAAACGAATGTTATACGTTCAGTATAATAATTATAATTCCACGGTTGATAACAATTCTACCGACATTAATCGTAGAGCACGACTGATTAAGGATTATTATGACCCATTTATTCACGAACGAATTGCTGAATTGGGTAAATTCGATTGGTCTTGGGATGAAGAGAATAATCGTGGGTACTATCTACAAAATTGGATGGATAGAACACGATATTATGAACGAGAAGAAGTCTTAAATTACATTGTGGAGTAGTATGAGAGTATTATTTACAATAGGTTATCAGAAACAAAACATCAGTAAGAACTATTGGTTAGAAAATGGTCTTGGTGGGTCGGAATATGCTGTTATAAAGTTGGCAGAACAATTTGCTAATGATGGACACGAGGTAATCGTGAGTGGTATGGTGGAAAACACCGAAAGTAATGGTGTATCTTATTATGATTACGACTCATTGGGTACATTTCAACACTTTGATGTAGTCATAGGGTCTAATTACATTCATTACCTACAACTAATGGATGACTTAAACATTACATTTGATAAATCATACTTTTGGATTCATAATTTTGAGTTTTACCCTTGGTATAAAGGATTGGAACTACCAAATGGGGGTATAGACCTTCTAAAAGACAATAGAATCTCAAAATTCATCGCAGTATCTGAATATCAGAAGAATAAGTTAGAAAAAATGTGGCCTGATATGAAAGGTCGTATTAAAGTTCTAAATAATGCGATTGACCCATCCGATTGGGAAGATATTGATGTCCCAAAGTTTGATAATAAGTTTATATACACTTCAGCACCTGATAGAGGGTTAGAACACTTACTTGGTATTTGGCCAAGAATTAGAGAGATGATTCCAGACGCAAGTTTGTGGGTAGCCACACCCCCATACGCACTTGAATGGTATGATTCATATGTAAATGAAATGGATGGTGTGTATTTCTTAGGAGCATTATCACCATCTGAATTATATAAACAAATTAAGTCGGCTGAATATTGGGTATATCCTTCACAATATGATGAGACTTATTGTATAACCGCATTAGAAATGATGTTTGGTCGTGTTAAGATTGTATCAACTGATACTGGTAACTTGATAAATTTGTTAATGGGTAAGGGTGGTTTAATCTCAACACCAAGCGATGTTGATAAATTAAAAGAAGATATATTTGAAAAATTATTGGATGTATACAATGATAAGTCATTGGCGATGGCTAATTTGGAAACTGCATACAACTTTGCTAAAAACGAAAATTGGTCTAACCGATATAATCAATGGATTGAAATGATAAATAATAATGACAAACTACATCCAGAATTGTATACATACTACGATGACCCTGACGCATGGAAATCGAGATTCATTACTTATTCAGCAAGAACTAAAGAGTGGGAGTTGATAGTAGATGAACCATTTATGAATACATTCTCATTTCCACTATTTACAGCCGAATTTTGTAGGATGATTCGTGAAGAAGCTGAACACTCAAATTCGTGGACTGTTGATAGACACGAAAATTATCCAACTACCGATATGGTTTTACAAACAATTGGGATGCATGACATTTATATGGAGATACTGAGAGAGTTTGTAATGCCTGTATCAATTTATATGTGGGCACTTGAAGGTGAAGGTTGGGATAATCTTACTACGGAAAACTTCTTAGCAAGATACACTCCGGATGCACAAGGTCATCTTTCAATTCACCACGATATGTCTGATATTACTTGTTTGGTTCAATTGTCAGACCTCGATGAATATGAGGGTGGTGGAACTTGGTTTAGAAGACAACGTAAATTACTAAAAAATGGTATTGGTTATGTAAGTATTCATCCTGGAAACATTACTCATAAACACGGTGCTAGGGCAGTGACTGATGGTACACGATATATCGTAGTATCCTTTATGAGAAATACGAAAAGGTAATCGAAACACTATTTATATAGGACTAATAGTATTTAGGAGTATAAATGTCAGTAACAATTCCAATTTGGCCAGGTTCAGGTTCATTTACAAGTGGTTCATCGACTCCTTTTGGGTTCTTCGATTCTGATGCACAATTTCAGAGTGATGCTCCAAAAGTAGCAGAATGGTGTGCTCGTAGATTGGGTTACCCAATCATTGATATCGAACTTCAAGACATCAATTTCTTTACTTGTTTGGAAGAAGCAGTGAATGAGTATTCATCACAAGTAAACCAATATAGAGCAAAAGAGAATTTGTTATCTCTTCAAGGGTCATCATTAGACTTAGACTTATCAGATACCAATATGAATGCAAATATGCAGAACTTTGTAAATATCGCAAAGGATTATGGTACTGAAGCACTTAGTGGTGGTAAAGTTACTGTTTACACTGGGTCATTTGAGATGGTATCGGGTCAACAAATCTACGACTTGGGTGATGCTAATGTAGTAACACTTGAAAATGGTTCAGTAACCGATGGTGTTACTCTTCGTAGAGTATACCACACTCAACCACCTGCAATCATTAGATACTTTGACCCATTTGTAGGTACTGGTCTTGGTTCTCAACAAATGATGCAAACCTTTGGGTGGGGTAATTACTCACCAGGTGTATCATTTATGATGCAACCAATGTTTGATGACCTTTTAAGATTACAAGCAATCGAATTCAACGATAAGATTCGTAAGTCATCATATGGTTTCCACGTTGATGGGCAACGAATCAGATTATACCCAATTCCAAGTGGAACTGATACTGGCGCCAAGGTATATTTTGATTATACATTGGATAGTGAAGTAAATTCACCAATCGCTGCATCTAATGTGGTTAGTGATTTGTCTAATGCTCCATTTGGAAGATTGACTTACTCTAATATCAACTCAGCAGGAAAGCAATGGATTGCAAGATACGCACTTGCATTGTCAAAAGAGATGTTGGGAGCAGTTCGTTCTAAATTCTCAGCAATTCCAATTCCTGGCGCAGACATTACATTAGATGGGTCAGACCTTCGTAACGAAGCATCTGCTGAAAAAGAAGCATTGATGACTCAATTGACTGAAATGTTGGAATCGACATCTCGTAGAGCATTGATGGAAGCACGAAAAGAAGAATCTGAATACTTGGAAGAAACTCTTAATAGAGTACCACGACCAATTTTTATAGGATAATCAAATGGCTCTATTCGGTGGACAAAGGGATATGGCTCTATTCAGTAAAGTGAATAAAGAACTTATCAACGACATTATTGATACTGAAATCTACTACTACCAAGTCGCTTTGACTGAAACTAAAGCAAATTTATATGGTGAGGGTAAAGATAAAGTATTCAATCAACCAATAAAAATTCCTTGTTTGATAGAGAGGGGTCAGGCGACTCAAATCTCTGATGATTTTGGCCAATCATATTCTCGTGAAGTTCAATTTAGATTTCTTCGTGATACTTTGGTTGATAAAAATCTTGTACCCGAAGTTGGTGACATTATTTTATGGAATGAAGAATACCATTTGATTGATGCAACATATCAAGTCCAATACTTTGCTGGAAAGAACCCACAAACTTGGGATGGTGGTGAGACACAAGGTTATAATGTATCAGTTCAATGTGACACTCACGTTACTCGACAAACATCAATTAAATTGGTGGATACATATAAAGGTAACTCAAGACAAAATGATAACGAAGTACCATTAGGATTGTAAGATGGCTCAAAAGTATAGAAACGAAGACAAATCGAAACCAAACCTTACTCAAACTCAATCTTCTACAAGTGAAGATGTGAAATTGAACAAGGCAAAGCAGATTCGTAGAGACCAAGACAATGTAAAGAACATTTCAGTTGGTATTTATGACATTGACTCTGCGTTTCAAAGTTTCTTACAATCTGATGTAAAACCTACAATCGAAGATGATGGTAGATTCTACCCAGTTCCAGTAATGTACGCATCTCCAGAGAAATGGGCAAGTGCACAACGTGATGGGTTTATGAGAGATGACAGTGGTATGATTTTAACACCAGTTATCTCATTCAAACGAAATAATCTTTCAATCAATACCGACTTGGCAAAGTTAAAGGTAGCACAAAACGAAGATGCTCACCAAATGTTCGAACGAACATATAGTAAGACCAATAGATACGACCAATTCTCGGTTTTGACTGGTCAGCAACCTAAAAAAGAGTATATGTCGGTTGAAAGACCTGATTATGTTAATTTAGAGTACGAAGTGGTCGTTTGGTGTGACTATATGGAGCAAGTGAACAAGATTGTAGAACAAATCGTGTTTTTCCAAGGCCGTTCCTTTGGTGATAGATACAAATTTGTAATCAAAGGTGATTCTTATTCATTTGAAACTCTATCAGAGGTAGGTCAAGATAGAATCACTAAAGCAAGTATCAATCTGACTGCAAAAGCATACATTGTTCCAGAATATGCCGCAATGGCCAATAATACCAAGAGAAGAATCTCAGTTGGTAAGGTATCTTGGGGTGAGAGTCCAAAATTAGGTGGAAATGAATCATACCCAATCATAGGTAATGAATAATATTTACATATTTATATAATAGAACATTAATAAGACAAGTTATGGAAGAAAAAACAATGATTCAATTTACCCAAGAAGAGGTAAGCAAGATTCAGGAGTTACAACAAAAGGTATTGACTGTCAATACACGAATTGGAGAGATTGAACTACTCATACACGGATTAGAAAGAGAGTTCCAAGAACTAAAAAATGAAAAGCAGACATTAATCAATCAGTATGCTAACATTCAACAAGAAGAAATGGAATTATCGAGTGAATTGAAAGAAAAATATGGTGAGGGTACTTACGATATATCTACAAATCAGTTCACACCTACCAAATAAGTAGTCGTTTCCCTATTTTTTGGTGTATTTATAATAAGGAAAACCGAAAATTATATTTTAGGAGAAAATAATGGCTGAAAGAATTGTAAGTCCTGGCGTATTTACAAGAGAAAAAGACCTCTCATTCCTACCAGTAGGTATTGGTGAGATTGGTGCTGCTCTTATCGGGCAATCAATCAAAGGACCTGCTTTCGTTCCAACGAAAGTAGAATCATTTAACGAATTCCAACAAAAGTTTGGTGGTCTTACTGAAGATTCATACCTTCCGTATACCGCTCAATCTTATTTAGAGGAAGCTGGTGCTGCAACTATCGTAAGAGTGTTGGGGCAAGATGGATATACTGCTAAACCATTGGCATTGGTGGTATCATCATCTGAAGGAGAATTGGTAGGTGCTCTACTTCACCCAAGTACTACTTTGGGTAGTGGTGATATGGATACTACAAGTATAGATGCTCCGGCAAGTGCATCTTCATTCATCCTTACTTTGGATGGTAGTGGTATCAATAGTGCAAGTAATGCAAATATTGTATCAGCGTCACTAGACCCTTCTAACGAAAACTACATCACTAAGACTTATGGTTACGCTCCTAAGTCATCTAAAGATGTATATACTCAACTTAACTTCTCATCATTCCAATCTGCATCATTTGCAACTGGTGAAGATGTGAAGGTTTCAGTTCAACAAGTTGATGTTGACTACGGAAATGCATATTCTGAAGCATCTACTCCTTGGATTAAATCACAAAAAGTGGGTGGTGTTGCTACCGAATTGTTCAAGTTCCACACACTGTCTCACGGTAACTCTACTAACTACGAATTCAAAGTAGGTATTAGTAACATCAAACCAGCTTCAGAGGTGCCAGGTTCTGAATATGGTTCATTTAGTGTTATTGTAAGAAGAGTAGATACTGGAAAGATTCCTAATTCAATCTTCGGTCAAGGTGTTCAAGATTCTGATGTTAGACCTAACATCGTTGAAGAATTCCAAGGTGTAAACCTCGACCCTAACTCACCAAACTACATCAAAAGAGTAATTGGTGACAAATACATTACTGTTGACGCAAATGGTAAATTAAACTCAAATGGTGACTACCCTAACGCATCTGCTCATATTAGAGTAGTAGTTGCTGATGATGTAGATGCTGGTGCAATTGATTCATCACTCGTTCCATTCGGATTTGGTGCTGTAACTTCACCACTTCACTCAACTTACAACCTACCATCTCCAACTTATGTATCTGACCAAACAATTTCTGGTGAGTACAATAAGAGAGTATTCTTAGGTTACTCATTTGATTTATCAAATACTGATAACTTAAACTTCTTGTCACCACTACCTGCTTCAAGTACTGAAGTAGTTGGTTCTGACTTTGATTTGGCTGATTGTACTTCAAATGGTTCATCTATTTCTCTATCATCTGATATTGATGCTAAGAAGTTCTTAGTACCATTCCAAGGTGGTTTTGATGGATACGAACCAAATAGAGTAGTAAACGTAGGTTCGGCAATTGTTGCTGGTAACTCACAAGGTATGAATATGTCATCTGCTACCGCTGCTGGTACTGTTGCATATAGAAAAGCAATCAACGCTATCTCTAACCCAGATGAGTTTGATATCAATATGGTAGTATTACCAGGTGTAATACATAGACTACACTCTTCAGTAACTACTTACGCTAAAGATATGTGTGAGGATAGATTGGATTGTTTCTATGTAATGGATGCTGGTCGTTACGGAGATTCTATCTCAACTGTAAATAACGCACTTACTTCATTTGACTCAAACTATGTGGCAACTTACCACCCTTGGGTTAAGATTTTAGATACTGATAAGAATAAGCCAGTCTGGGTACCACCAAGTGTTGTACTTCCAGGTGTTATTGCATTCAACGACGCTGTTGGTGCTGAATGGTACGCTCCTGCTGGTTTGAATCGTGGTGGTCTTCCAAATGTAATTGAAGTTCAGACTCGTTTGACTCACGATGAGAGAGATACACTATACGAAGGTCGAATCAACCCAATCGCTACGTTCCCTGGACAAGGTGCTACGGTATTCGGTCAAAAGACACTACAAGCAAAACCATCGGCATTGGATAGAATCAATGTAAGAAGATTGTTAATCGCAGTGAAGAAATACATCGCATCTTCAACAAGATACTTGGTATTCGAAAACAACACCGCTGCTACAAGAAATAGATTCCTATCAATTGTGAATCCTTACTTGGAATCAATCCAACAAAGAAATGGTTTGTACGCATTTAAGGTGGTGATGGATGATTCCAACAACACTCCAGATGTTATTGATAGAAACATTATGGTAGGGGAAATTTACTTACAACCAACGAAGACTGCTGAATTCATCGTACTTGACTTCAACATCCTTCCAACTGGCGCTGCATTCCCTGAGGCATAATTGTAGAAATAG